GTCAATACATCGGTGGATGGAATCAGACAAGGAACTTCAACCCTGAGTATTATAGAATTTTAACATATGAGTGCAATAAAGATTAGTGAACTGGATAAATTCCCAGGAGCCGTTGCTTTGGAGGATTTCTTTCCGTTGGTAGATAGTAGTTCAATGACCACATATCATGCATCACTGGATAATCTTCCATCATTACCTACAACACAATCTATTTATTCAACACAGTCTCTATTTGCCACACAATCTCGATTTGCTACACAGTCTCTATTTGCTACACAATCTCTATTTTCAGTACAATCATCATTTGCTACTCAATCATTATATGCTACTCAATCATTATATGCTACTCAATCTATAAATTCTTTTAATGCGGATCATGCAACAAATGCAGACCATGCAACAATTGCGGATACAGTAACAAGTGTGGGGAGTGTAACAAATGCAGATCATGCAACAAATGCAGACCATGCATTACTTGCAGATGTTGCAACAAATGCAGATCATTCAACTCTTTCAGACCATGCATTACTTGCAGATGTTGCAACAAATGCAGATCATTCAACTCTTTCAGACCACGCATTACTTGCAGACGTTGCAACATTTGCAACATCTATAGCTCCCGTTGTTGGACCTGGGCCAGGACAAGGAATATCTACTGCATGGGCTAATGTACTTATAAGAGACAGTTCGGCAATTCAGCAAACAATTACATTTCCAGCTTCCCATAATATTTCTAGTATTTCCCAACCAACGCTTACATCACTCGAAGGAAAACGAAATTTTAGAGTTACATTTACTACTCCAATGACTACTAATTATATGGTATTGATATCTCCATTTTGGGAAGCAGAAGTCATTGGTGGAATTGTATATGATCCTACTATACCTGGTACTACAGTTATACCCGGCACTCCAACAATTTCCGGTATAACTGTTACAGATCCAGGTAATATTCCATCAAATGGTCAAAGTCAAATAGAAAATCGCAACCATGATATTGAATATAGTTTATTAAGTAATCCAGGAACTCTTCCTGTAAATTTATCTCTAAACATTGAATTGCAGAGGCTTAAAATGTTTCTTCAAAGATTTCCATATTTTGCGGCAGTGTATAATCAAACCACTCTTGGATTTAATTTTTATTTTTATACCACAACTGACTACAGATTTATTAGTAGTAATGCAGATAATGAAATAATGGTTGGATCTTTTGTTGTGTTTGGAGGAATATAATATAAATTTTCTTTATAATAAGTTGACAAACAGGGTTATTTGTTATAATATTTTAATTATGAAATAAAAATATTTCTCTTTTGCTGATTTGATTATATGTATGGGTCATGGATCAAAATGACATTCAATATATTATAGAACTTATCAGCGATGCAATAACAAATAAAGATTGGGATATTGTTGAAGAGGCTAGAGACACCTTAAAGGAATTTTTAGACTCCGAAGAATCTCAAGACATCAGATAAATAATGATTACATTTCTTCTAATAATAGGTCTAATTATTTCTTTAGGACTTAATGTTATAGCTTTTATTCTAATTCGAAATCTCTTAAAAAAGAATAGTATTCATGAGGCGTGGATACTTAATTTTAAACAAGATGTTGTTAATACTTTAGCAAACATGAGATCAATTGACAGTCATGGATCATTTGCTACTCGTATAGACGACAAAGGTAAGTTTGAATCGGATGATGAGGTTGGACAAATTTTTAAAGAATTATTGGATTTAATAGAAAATCTCAATGAAAAAACACAATGATTCTATGCGAAAAAAGAAAAAAGTTTTAAAAAATAAGCCAGAAGCTCATCGTAAGAAAAAAATAACAAAAACTATAAAAATACGCAAATCTAAAAAGATGGATTTGAAAATTCCTACGGTAAAAGTTTCTTCTGATATAATTAAACTTCCTAGAAAAAGACGTAATAAGAGTGGATCTCCAAGAATGTATTTTACTCAAGATACGGAAGATGCTATCATTGAGTACAATAATAAAGAAGATAAAGAATTGCGGGAGTCGATCTTTAGTGAAAGAATTCTCCATCCATTTCAAAAATTAATAGAAAATATATTTAACACGTTTAAATTTTCCTATTTTGAAACTGGACCCCAAGATGTTCAAAAAGAATGTCTTACTCACCTTGTTGCTAACATGCATAAATTTGATCCTACAAGAGTAAGTAAAACCGATCCAAACAAGAAAACAAAAGCATATTCTTATTTTTCTATTATTGCCAAACACTATCTAATTCTTCTTAATAATACTAACTATAAAAAGTTTAACCAAAACGTAGAAATTAGTGAAGAACGAGATGAAAACACCGTTCAGCTTCAATCTGATGATAAGTATTATGCTCAAAAAGAAATGACCGAGTTTCTTTATTTAGTGGTCGAATTTTGGGAAAACAACATTGATAAAATTTTTACTAAAAAAAGAGATTTGAATATCGCCAATGCAGTGATAGAACTATTCCGAAATTCAGATAGAATTGATGCTTATAACAAAAAAGCATTATATCTTTATATTAGAGAAATAGCTCAATGTAAAACTCAGCAAATCACAAAAATCCTGAACCGTATGAAAGTATATCATGATAAGATAAAAACCTCTTATCAAAATGATGGTATTGTAGAAACCGAATTAATATCTTAAGAATTCACAAAATCTTCTATTTATAGGTATGAAACTTATAACCAAAGAGATTTATAATGCCCAACTTAGATTTTGATATTTGTGATGGAAAAACTTTTCGTGAATTATGTAAGGATATTATTTCGAGAAGCGAGTCAAAAAAGGATCAACTCGATACTTTATTCTCCGATATTCGTGGACATATTAAGAATATAAATGATTATCAGAGTTTTCTGCCTCGCATTAAAGAACTCGTTGAGGTAGGTGTTAAAAATGATGAGCAACTTATCAAACTTGCTTCAGTAGTTCAACGACTTCAATCGACTCAACTGGAAGCGTCTGGTGGAGATACTGCCGGATTGAGTGAAGAAGAAAAAGAACAACTTCTCAAATCTGTTGCTCAAGAGAAAATGAAAGAGATACAAACAGAAATTGAATCTCCACTTTTCCATTCAACATCTTCAAAAAAGTAATATATGTCTTATTGGAAATCCATATCAAAAAATTATAGATCATTAGATAGTTTTGGTCTTGCAACTAACAATTCTTCTGGTAATAATTCTACTCCAATAGAATTTTATGAAAGAGAATTAGGAATTGTATTGGATATTGTACTAGATAGTAAGCATCCGGTTCTTACTGAAAATAACAGGTTATATACTAAAATTGATAGTGATAGATGGCCGGGCGATTTAAATGATCTTCCGGCTTCCAGAGATGATACAGATCTTACTTGGATAGGTAGAGCCTTAGTACGTCCTCTAATTTCAGAAAAAACTACAGAAAAAGATCAGTTAATTTGGGCATTTCCCCTGGAGAATAATGTATCAGAATATCCTCTTATAAATGAAACAGTAGTTCTTGAAACTCATGGGGGGAAGGTTTATTACGGCCGCAAAATAAATTACCACAACTGGATAAATAATAATTTGGATTTCTCTTCTAATACAGCAATTTCAGGCCAAGTAAACACAGAATTATATTCATCAATCCCATATGTTGGAAGAAAAGAATCTATTCTTAAGGCTCCCACAAAAGAAATACTAAAAAATAATTCTGGATATCGTGGATATGCAGGAAAATATTTTGTTGCCAATCATAAAATTCGTGCTCTTAAAAGATTCGAGGGAGATTTAGTAATTGAAAGCAGGTTTGGTCAGAGTATTCATATGACAACATATGACTCTAATAGAAATAATGATGTTGGTGATCCAAATAATAAGGATTATAAAGATAGTGGAAATCCTATGATTTTAATTCGTAATCGTCAACGGTCATTAATTGAAGAAGAAGACCGGATTTCATTACATGACAGTCCAAATCTAGCCACGGTTTTTGGAACTGAACAAGAAAAAAATGTTGGTGGATATTTGGAAGAGAACATTAATCATGATGGATCATCTATTCATATTACAAGTGGCCAAACAATTAGTGGATGGGTTACAACCTGTTATAAAAAAATGTTTGGGACGGGAGAAGAAGTAGCAGCATTTGAAGGTCCAACTACATTTAAATATCCTACTTTAAATGGAGATCAAATTATAATTCAATCAGACCGATTGGTACTATCTTCTAGGTATGGAGAAACATTTCATTATTCTAAAAAACGTTATGCAGTTGTAACTGACAGTGAATATACTGTGGATGCCCACGAACAAATTGTATTTACAACTCATACAAAAACGGTTATAAATTCTCCTGCCATTTACTTGGGAGAATGCGATCAGACCGGAGAGCCAGCATTACTTGGTCAAACAACTGTTAATTGGTTATATGAACTTTGTAATTGGATATTGGAACATACTCATTGGTATCATCATTCACATGTTGATGCTGGTAAAGAGTCTCCAGAAACTACTCAAATTCCAGTTGAAGTTCAACGATTAATTATTCTAAGGGATAATCTTCACGCTTTATTAAGTCGAAGAGTATTTATAACTGGAGGAGGGTATGCTCCTGGACAGAATGGAGAAAATTTAGGATAAATATATGGCTGATATTTCAAAATTGCCCAAAGGATCTCCACCAGTAAAAATAGATATTTTAAGTGGGAAAGGAGTTCCTGGTGGATTTGATGCTGCAAGTATTAAATTGCCGTCGGCTGAATTTTTAAAATTGGGGGCTGGTATGGCAGCAATATCTTTAAAAGCTTCATCCTTGACTTCAGCTTTATCAGCAGTTCAGTTGGGGAAAATACCTCCTGTACCAGGATTGTTTAATGCTACCAAAAAGTTAGATGGGTTGAAGACATCTTATACAAATAAATTAAATTCTATTTCTAAAGTTCCGGATTTTACTAAAAAGTTAAAATTGCCGGCTCCCCCTAGATTGCCTTCAGTTCCAAATTTCCAAAGTTTAGGTATTCCCGAAATTCCCAAATTGCCATCAATACCAACGTTGCCTGTCGCATCCGTGCCTTCGGTCCCTAATATTCCAAAGTTGCCATCTATCGGGATTTAATGATACTATTTATATACACATAAACATATGAAAAAGTCAGAATTCACACAACTCACACAGATAATAGAGCAGTTGGTTAAAAAAGAAGTACGTAAACAACTTCCTGTACTTATTGAGGAAACTTTTCAAAATATGACGGGAAAGTCCACTATAAATAATAATCAAAATCGAGAACCTGTTGTTAAAGAACAAGTGGAAGAATTAGAAATAACAGAAGATCCAATTGATTTTAAAGCCTCTTTGAGAGAATTGTTTGCTGGAACTCCTGTTATGAGAAATCCTGAATTAACATCTCCTCAGACTAAACAAATAAAACAATATACCAAAGATCCAAAACTCAATGCAATTTTAAATGAAACTATATCCGATTTAAGAGATAAAGAAAGATTAGTTGGGGCTGCGGCAATGGCAGGGGGATATTCTCCATCGTTAAATATGATTCCGGGATTTAATCCATCGGCGGAATCAATGAGAGAAATGCCCGCCGAACCATCGTCTATGAAAAATATGCCTGTAATGAGACCTCCTACACCCATTGATGGTCAAGAGAGTACTCATGCACCACTATCAGCTTTACCAGAAGGAATATCTGCTATAGATTTAGCAAGACATGGAGCAATAGAAAAACCAGAAATAAAACGGGCATTAACTAGGAATTATTCTGAAATGATGAAAATCATAGATAAGAAAAAAGGCAAGGTATAAATGGCAATTGCTAAAAACATACCAATTGGAATAAAATTGCCTATTCGTAGTGGACCCGTAAGTGGATATTTCGATCAGTCTACAGATACTTTTACGGCGTATAGAATGAATATTATAAACCTTATTCGAACTTCGCCGGGAGAAAGACGAATGAATCCAGCATTTGGATGTAGATTGTGGAGCATTGTTTTTGAACCCAACGACGATTTTATTCCAGATAAGGTGGGGCAGACAATAAAAGAAGATATTTCTAAATGGATTCCTGGAGTATCAGTTTCTTCTGTTGACGTTAAACATTTTCAAGATGATCAAAGCATAAACCTTAAAGATATAAATAAATTGTATATTATTGTTAAATTTATAGTTGATTCTATAAACCAATCCGACGTGGTAGAAATACTATTAGATACTTCTAATAAAGTCTAAAACATATTAATTTAGATATTTATAATTATGTCAAACACCACAAATAAAAATTTTTCTCCAAATAGTAAAGAGATTCGATACTTAAATCGTGATTTTTCGCAGTTGCGTGAATCTTTAATTAATTTTTCCAAAACTTATTATCCCAATACTTATAAAGATTTTTCTGCTGCATCTCCGGGTATGATGTTCATGGAACAGGCGGCATACGTAGGCGACGTTTTGAGTTATTATACTGATTATGCTTTTAAAGAAGGATTGATGGGAAGTGCTACGGAAAGGCGAAATATTATTAGTCTTGTAGGATATCTTGGATATAAAGTAAAGCCGAGTAGAGCGGCAACGGGGATTATTACTCTTATGCAACTGTGTCCATCAGCAGATGATGGTAATGGAAATTATTTTCCAAATGTAGATTATATGCTTTTAGTTAAAAATAACAGTCAGTTCTCTAGTAATGGAAACTCATATTATATTCTTACTCAAGGAGTAGATTTTACTGTAAGTTCATCAATATCTCCCAGAATTGATACGGTTTACTCTCGTAATACCGATGGAACTCCACAATTTTTTTTACTTGAAAAACAAGGTCATATCTCCGCAGGACAAGTTTATACTAAACAAGTTATTGTGTCGGATCCATCTTCGTTTTTCAGAATTCAATTGGAAGAGAATAATGTTCTTGGAGTTCTTGATATAGTCGATTCAGATAATAACAAATGGTACGAAGTTGATTTTTTGGCCCAAGAAATGGTCCCAATTGCAGTACCTAATGATGCGGAATATGAAGGGTCTTTAAGACAATACAAAGATTCAGTACCGTATATTCTTAAATTTCTTAAAACTTCTCGTCGTTTTATTACTACAGTGGATGAGAATAATATAACAACTCTTCAATTCGGAGCTGGTATTAACGGACTGGACGATGAAATTGTAACTTTTGATTCGAATCTTATTAATGTTGGTTTGATGAATGCAACCAATGTCAATGTACCACTTGATCCAAGTAATTTTTTGAAAAATGAGAATTATGGTATTGCCCCATTTAATACTACATTAACAATTCGTTATTTGGTTGGGGGAGGATTACAAAGTAATTGTCAAGCAGATGAAATAAGAACAGTAGTTCAGGCGGATTTTGATAACTCTTCCGAAGGGTTATTGCCAGAGCAAGCGGATTTACTTAATACGGTTAAGAATTCTTTGAAAGTATTTAATCCTTCTCCTTGTGTCGGTGGGAAGGATGCAGAAACCGATGAGGAAATTAAGATGAATGCTACGGCTAATTTTGCCGCTCAGAGCAGAACCGTTACTCAAAATGATTATCTGGTAAGAGTATATGGATTGTCTCCTAAATTTGGATCTATTGCAAAGGCACAAGTAATTTCAGATACCAATCTGGAAGTTGGAATAAATAAAATTTTGGTTGGAGTTGTTGATCAAAAAAATGTAGCATCAGTAGTTAGTAATAGTAATAATAATTTTTTTAGAAAGATTGCGTATGATTTTACCAATCCGTTCGCCATTAATGTTTATATACTTTCTTTCGATGCTAATAAGAAATTAACTGTTCCAAACGAAGCTTTGATAATGAATTTAATTACTCATTTGAAACAATCCAGAATGATTACGGATGGAATAAATGTTATCGATGG